TCCGCAGAAAGGCGGTGTCGTACTGGCGCTGGAGGACGTCGTAGAGGATGTCGTAGCGGGCCGACTGAAGGGCGCTCATGGCCTGCCGTGGGTCGTTCAGGCTGGGCGTGAAGCTGTAGAAGACCTGACTGACCTCAAGGCGCTTCTTCATCCCCGGCCCGGTGGTGGTCGGGCTGCTGGTGCCGTAGGGATAGCCGCCCTTGCCGTAGGTGAAGAACTGGAAGAGGTCCGATCCACCGTTGGTCGGCACCGCATCGAAGAAGCGGGCGATCAGGGGCCATATGGCCACGGGGGCCCAATCGGTCTTCTTGGGGTTGGCGCCCTGCGGCATCTCCAGCTCCCACGCCAACTTGCCGGTGACGATCTTGTTGGTGATCGCGTTGGCCCAGAGCTTGCGGCTGCTCAGGTTGCGGTTCGGGCCACCGGGGGCAGGGCCGAGCAACTTCGCCAGTGGAGCGTTGGGGTCGTGGTTCTCGATCTTCTGGCCCGGCAACACAGCCCGCAACGGACAGCCGGCGAAGGCGTAGGCCCGTGTCCTGACGCAGGCGAAGACCATGACGCTGGACAGGTAGGCGTCATTGATCGCGGTGTTGGCATCCCATTCGGGGATCTGGCGCTGACCAGGGCTGATGTACTGGAGCGCCTGGGTGGCGGCAGATGGGTCGCGGACGGCGTCAGGCTGGAGTGCCCGCGTCTCCGACTGCCGTGAGCGGGTGAAGATGCTCACCCAGATGCCTTAGCGTAGCATTTCGCTGAGTTGGCGTAGCAAGGCATCAGGCGTGGAACCGTAGGGTGGGTCGGGTGCTGAGGCACAGCTCAGTCAGCGCATGGACGAGAGCGTCGATGCGGTCGGGCGAGAAGCCGCTGTCAGGGGTGAAGCTGATCATCTCGTCCTCGAGCTGGCTGAGGTCCGCGGCCATGCCCGATGCGGTGATGGCGTGGCTCACACGGCCCTGCTCGTAGAGGGCTGCGATCGGTTCGGCACGCAGGCGCTTGCTCTCCTTGGCGTGGATCTTGCGGAGACGGGGAATCGCCAGGCCCATCGACCTCGCTGCCGAGTTGATGACCTGTTCCGCCATCTCACCGCCCTGGTTCGTCTCCAACACAACGACATCCGCATGAAAGTCTATTGTCGCCTGCATAACCCGATGCCCCCAGCCGTCTGGTGAGAGGCGGCATGTACGGTCACCGAGGACGTAGGCTCTGCCGTCGAAGGCTGATCTGCCCACGATCACGATGCCGGTGTGGTCGGCGTCCGGGCCACTGGTGGAAGCTGGATCTACTCCGATCACCACCCGTGCCATGTCGTCGGCGTATTCCCAGTCCTGCGTCTCCTTGTTCAGCCAGCGCTTCTGCGGTGGCTTGGCGACGCGCCTGCCGTCCAGCATGGCCATGTTCCAGAGGGCACCCTCCACCTCGTCGAGGATCTCGCCGTACAACTCCTGGCGGCCCAGCCTGGTGCCTTCGTAGCGGTCTCTGAGGGCGTCCAGCATCGACTCCGGGAGGTTGGCGGCATTGTCGAAGGTGCTGCCGATGGTGACCAGCGTGTCACTGCGCTTCTTCAGTTCCCGGATCGGCTTGATGCCACGGGGTGTAGTGGTGACCACGGCCTGAGGGTGCGCGCCGAGGCGCAGGCCGAACATGAGCATGTCCCACGCCATCACCGGGTAGCGGAAGGCTCCGTACTCATCCACCCAGACGCGGTGATGCTGCGGGCCTCTGAGGCGCTCCGGCTCGTCACCCGAGAACAGCTTGTAGCGGGTGCCGTTGGTCAGGGTGAGTTCACCCAGAGAGCGGTTCCAGTTCCGCACCGCGCTCGGGGGCAGGGCATTCAGCAGGCCCGTCTCACCCTCGACGCATGTGTCACGGGCGTCCTGGGTGGTTGGGGCGACGATGGCACAGCGGCTGAGGGCGTGCTCCTGGCCGAACTTGGCCATGTCCTGCGCTCCCGTCTCCGTCTTCCCCCAGCCTCTGCCGCTCAGGATCAGCCAGGTGTTCCAGTCACCATCTGGGGTGAGTTGGTTCGGCCGTGCTCGCAGACGCCACTTCAGCCGGTGCTTGAGGGCTGGGGTGAGTTGGGCGATCGCCTCAGGTGGCGGGGCTGTCGGCATGTTGGATCTCACCGAACAGGCGGGACAGCTCGGCGTCCAGGTCTGGCTCCATGCTGTGGGTCACGTTGAGTTCGGCACCACGGAGCAGGGCGAGGGCTCGCAGGACGTCAAGGGCGCCGGCTGGGTTGCCTTTCTTCCATGCCCTACGCAGTCCGGCGAGGGCGTCCGGGGCGAGGTCGGCGACATAGCGGGCGGCCACCTCATTGCTCACGATCTCCCACTGTTCGGTATTGCGCCAGCGCCAAAGGGTGGACGGGTTCACGGCCACCTTGGCGGCAATGTCGTCCCACGCAACCTCGGGGTGAGCGAATCGCATCTCAATTGCCATACGGAGCTTCTCTGGCTCCCTGATTGCGCGGGGTTGCCGCCTGCTTGGGAGGATTGGTGCGCTCATCGGAAGGGGTGGAACGTCACAGCGAGGGCGGCCAGCCCGAGGATGACGATCACGATCCCCAGGAAGACCAGTTGGAGCTTCGGGGAGAGGCGGAGGTTGCCGTTCACGGTCACGAACTCGTGACCGTTTCCCAAGCTGTCGCGCCGCCGATGCGCAACTTGTGGAGGGTGAGGTCGTAGTAAATCCCACCGATGACATATGCCGGCGCCAGAGCCGTAGTCGCTTGCGTAATCGGGGGGCCGTTGACGTAGTTGCCCGGTGTGGCTGGAATGGAGACGATCAGCCCGTCAGTCACGATGTCGAAGTACGTCGGGTGACCACCTGGGTAGGCAGCATTGGTCACCACGATCGACACCGACACCAGGGTGGTGTGATGGACCGTGATGATGTATGACGTGTTTGCCGGAGTCAGGTCGGCGTTGGCGGGGACCGAGAACGTCCACACGCCGCTGCCGTTGGTCAGGGTGCTCAACTCACCGGGAACGACCTCTCCGGTGGCAGTGACGGCTGCCGGAACTGCCAGATCACAGGTGACTGTGGCTCCGGGGATCGGGGTGCCCGTCAGATCGAGCACTGTGCCTTGGATCGCTCTTACGCTCACGGGTTGAGGCTACCTATGGTGGCCAGTTGCCCCCGTGAGGTCGATTCGGGCCAGAGGGAGGCCACGGTGGGGGAGCTAGCCAGTTGACGCCGTCGATCAGGCGATTGGTGATGGTGGGGTCTGGGCCGGTGCTAGTGGAGGCGCCAACCACCCCAGCAGCCGCGATTGTGGAGGTGACGGGGACAGTCGCGCCGGAGGCCACGATGGCCGAACCGGAGGCCACGATGGTAGTGGTCGCCGGGACGCTTGCGGTGGCACTGACACCGACCACGCCGGCGGCGGTGACGGCATCGTTGGTTAGTACGGTTGCACCAGCGGAGCGGCCCACTACACCAGCGACGGTGATGGCATCGCTGACCGGGACGGCGGCTCCGGTCGCGGGACTACTGCCCGAGGCGTTCCCGGCGGTGGTGACGGTGGCAGTAATGGGCGCACTGGCGCCGCTGGAGACACCAACTACCCCAGCGGCCGAGATTGTGGCAGTAATGGGCGCACTGGCGCCGCTGGAGACACCAACTACCCCAGCGGCCGAGATTGTGGCAGTAAGAGGAGCGCTGGCGTCAGTAGAGACACCTGCTGCGCCACCCACGCTGATGGCCGCAGCCAGAGCAAGCAGCGCTCCGGTGAGCACGCCTACCGCGCCGGCAGTGACGCCTGTTGCGGTAACCGGCGCGGTAGCGCCACTGGCGGCGCCCACTGCTCCGGCAGTGGTGATGGTATCGGCGACAGGGGCGCTGGCGTCAGTAGAAAGAGCGCCGCCTGTGGCGGCCAGGAAGGTGACGACGCCCGCGAGCCATGCCTGCGAGGCCAGGGTTGCACTGAACGTCTCGGCGACTGCGCTGCCCAGGATGCCATCGAACGTCGAGAGGCCCGACTTCTGGCCGGTCAGGGTGTCGTCAGCGAAGGTCTCTGTGGTCGAGGAGGTGAGAGTGGTGGAGAACGTCGGCGACGTGGCACGCGCGTTGCCGTTATGGGAGGCGAAGCCGACGCAGAAGGTGTTGGCCGTGGTCGTCGCACTGGCACCGGAGTTCGGGGCTGTGCTGGTACCGGTGGCGGTCTTCTTCTGGTCAATGAAGGTGGCCGTGTCCTGGCCCGACACCTCGATGACGGTGCAGCAAGGGGTGACGGTTGACGCTGAGAACGTCGGGGTGATCGTCAGCGAGCCACCTGTCCCGACGTTCTTGCAGTACCAAACGTCGAACATCTGGTTGCCGTTGGCGAGCGACAACCCAGACCACTTGGTGTAGGTATTGTGGGTGTCCGAGACGCCCGTGACCGTGGGCGCCGACCCTGATCCTCTCGCCGCGCAAATGACGATCAGGCCGTTACCGACGCCCACCCCGGCCAGGGTGACCGGGGCAGTCGCTTGGGCTGCAGTTAGTGTGCCACTGCCACCTGACTGTACTCTGGCAATCGCCACGGTTAGCGGCCTAGCTGAACGTGATGGTTGCCAGCCGTTGCCTGGGCGGTCAGCGCCGTCACGGCGAGAGCCTTAGGCTGCTATCGGCGTCAGTGAGACCGACAGCGAGGTCAGCGTGAAGGTGTTGGTGGACACCCAGGCCTGGCTCGCCGTCAGGGCGGCAGAGAACAGGAAGTTACCGGCTGTGACCGCGTCCCAGGCGCTGATGTGGGTCAGCGTCTCCGACGTCCCGCCGTTGGTCCAGACAGGCAGCGTGCCGTTCATCGCCTTGGAACCGGCGGAGGCGGCGGCATACGTGATCACTACGCGCGTCGCCGAGCCGACAGCGGCGGCGGTCGCACCCGCCACGCCTGGGTCGGCGGTGTGTAGCTTGATGTACGCGGCGACTGGGGCGGTGAAGGCGGTCCCGGCCAGCATGTCCAGCCACTTGTTCGCCAGGGTGGTCGCTGCCAGTCCGACGGTCATTTCGGTGTCCTTTCAAGGTGCGCGAGTATTTCGGCCTCGGTCAGAATCGCGGTGGCCTCAACCGGTTCCTGGCTGACGACGTTCCCGGCGGCATCGCGGACGACGCCTGTCGCGGTAATCTTCAGTTCATATCGACGCGCACCATCGGCGGCGGGCTCGGCCTGGCTGTAGGGCAACGCGGTCTCCTGTAAATGGGTGGCCCCGCTATCGTCGGACGCCCTTCAGGTTGCCCTCAGACCCTCACTGCTCGAGCTTGTCCATCCATGAAGGTTGAGGGGTGACAGGCTTGGGGATGCGCTTGGGACGGGGTGGCATGACCTCTTGGGCTCCTGCTGCAATCGTGCCGGCTAGGTTGTAGAGGGCGGCTGCGAGGAAGCGACGGAGGCTGGGGTTCATGGCGACTTGTTCGGCTTGCGTGAGGGGAACGGGCGCAGCAGGGTCATCGGGTCCGACGTCTCGGTGGGCAGCGTGGCTGGCAATGGCTTCTTGCCACGGTCGAGCAGCGCGGAAAAGTACAGATCCAACTCGGCGTCAGTCATGTCGGCGTAGGGGTCCGGGAACCACGGGCGCGTCTTCATGTCGGGATCGCCCTGGCTTCCGTCCGGGATTGAAGCATGACGATGGCCTCTTGCTCTACGCGCGATATGCGGACACTCATTAGGCTGGCGTCTGCACCCAGTAGCTTTCCTCGCACTCATGGCAGACGAGGGGAACCCGAGCGGCGCGCGGCTGTGCCTTCTCCAAGGTGACGGCAAAACCACAGGTTGGGCAGGCGGTACGGATGCGGATCGTGGCTGGCTTCAACTCACCGATCAGCCCATGAAAGCCAGCGGGGATCACTTGTGGTTCTCGCATTGATGGACGAAGCGGCGGCATTGATGAGTTCGCAAGGTCACGTCGTAGGTGCCGTCTGGCTGGCGCTCACCGATCCTCCACTGGCACGGCTCTGACCAGTCAGCCTGGAGTTGGGCGACGATCTCCGGTGCCGCGAGGATGACGATGCGTTCGGTGGCCTGCTCGCTCACCACGGACCCCCTCGGTGAACGTCATGGAAGAGACTGGTAGCGGTGACCAGCAGAACTCCAGCCATGAAGCCGAGGGCGAAGACGGGGAGGCGTCGGATCATGGCACCCTCAGCCCACGGAAAGGGCGGACAGTGGTGCTGCCGTCATCGCAAAGGATCAGGACATTACGCGGCGTGCCCTTCGTCCAGGCCGCTCGGGCGAGGACCATCACCTGACGCCCTCGCAGTTCGTAGACCTTGCCGATCACGGCCCAGCCTCACACCACTGCCGACGCCCTTCCTGGAACAAGCTCGCCTCGATGATGAGCAGGGCACCAACCACCACTCCGAGACCGAAGGCGACGAGAACGAGGGGGGTGGTCATGCGGTCATCGTCTTGAACGGGCGGGCTCGCACTTCCTGGGCAAGGCGTCGGGCCATCTCCGAGACGAAGGGTTCGAGGGTCATCAGAGAGTCCGGGATGTCCGTGCCCATCACTAGTTCACAGTGCCATTCCGCGCGGGGTGCCCCTGATCCGTGGCCCGATCCTTCCTCTCGTTTGGTGGTCCCGATCGGGTAGGTGATAGAGATCTCCACGACGGCTGAGCGGAGGTGGTCAGGCTGGTAGATGGGGTCAGGTCGGTCGACGTCGAGACCTTCGGACTGTGCCTGTGGGGTGGGTGGATTGAGGAGGGCCAGCAGTGTGTCTACCCCCGGCAACTTGCCGCTACCCGAAAGGGCACTGTCGAGTAGAGCCACCACGGCGGGTCGGTCCTCGGCTAGCCTACGAAGTCTGCCACCCCACTGAGGCGTGAACCCGAACTCTTGTTCCTCGAACCAGCGGCCATACAGGGGGTCGGACGGGAACTGGGCGCGCGCCTCTATCAGCAGAGCGCCGACATCCATGTAGCCTTCCCACGCCTGGATCTGGCCGGTGCGAGCTGTTCCCCACGCCGAGTGGATGCGGCCGGCGAGTACGGCGAGGTCGGCTTGAACGGCAATCGTGGTCAATCGTCATCCTCGTATTCGGGTTGGTTGCGGCTTCGCTTGATCTGTCGGCACACCGGGCACCGGACGTGGCTCAGGTTCGCCTCTGCCATGCGTCGGCACCAGGGGCAGGCAGCTCGCACCCAGATTCGCTGCTGGGGACGGAGCACCCGATGGAAGTACTCATCGGCGAGGTAGGTCAGTTGCTCTACCAGCCACTCCTCGACCGGGTCAGCCTGGACACTGGCCTCGGCCAGCACAGCCACCATGCGGCTGAGAATACACACCCTTGCCTATGCGCACGCGGGTGGCACCTGGAGTAGACTTGCCCTTGCCCGCAATATCTAGTGTCCCAACGCACAGGTTGTCCACAGGTGGTGGCAACATCCGTTCGGTTGACGCGGTCACGGGGAATAGTGCAGAGTGGGGAAGTTTGCGCGCAGGGGGGTTGCGGAACTCGCCGGGTAGGCGCATAGTGGCCCCACGCATGAAAGAGGCTGGCGACGTGGTAAGCGTCCCAGCCCATGGCCAGGAGGTTGAGTCCCGACGTGCAGCACTCTAAAGCATACGGCGACACGGTACAATCCGCGTCCCTCCAGGGCGCTCGGTCTAACGAGAATATGCATTCGCAGAACTCCCTTCTGGAAGTTTTGCGAGCGCATAGTGTTTCCGAGCGCGCAGAGAGCGGGCGGAAGTACACCCCCGAACAGCGTCGAATCAACGCAGAGATCACCAAGCGGTGGCGTGAGACGCACCCGGATTACAACAAGGCTAACAACGCACGCCTACGCGCCGAACGTCACGGGGTTGGCGGAAGTTGGACGCCGGAGCAGAAGGCGGCTCGTTGGGCGATGTGGGGCAACCGGTGCTGGATGTGCGGTGACCCAGCCACCTGTGTCGACCACGTCAAGCCGCTGAGCAAAGGCGGCTCGAACTGGCCGGCCAACCTTCGGCCTGCGTGCACGGACTGTAACGCCTGGAAGTTTACGCGCTGGCCTCTGCCCGCATGGTTCGTCACCGCGACCTTCCCGGTCACAGAGTTCTACGAACCCACCGTGCCGCTTGGACAAGGCGTCCTGGCCCTCCCCGCATGACCGCCCTCCAAACCGCCGGGGCTGCCCTTCCCTCCAGGGGCGCCCCGGCTTCGATTGACACATGCGTCTGCGGACACCCCGCGGACAGTCACGGACACCGCAGCGCACTTTGCTTCCAGTGGACCGTTGACAGGTTCTGCACCTGCCTCCAGTGGGCACCTCCGCGTCGCCCCACGCTGGTGGCGACGCAGTACCGAGCGCGTTGCACCAAGTGCTTGGCAATAGCACACGAGGCCACCGGCAGACCCTTCGCCCGGATTCACGCCAAAGGGGGGCCGTGGCGAAACGGTACGCGGCTGTGGGACCGGGCCAGCGTGGACGAAGACGTCCGCGTCTATGTCATCTGCCGTGATTGCCTCGGACTGAGCCGATGAGCGAGCGTCAGATCGGGGTGGCCATTGTGGCGATGGGTGTTCTGGTCTTCGCATATATCGTGTGGCTCGTCGTCAAGGCGTACCTCGGATGATCAGGCCCCGCTCCACCCGCCAGAAGGGCTGGGAGTACTGCACCGTCTGCGGTGAGGGGAGGGATCTGCGGGGCAACAAGGCGCGCAAGACGGGGATGTGTATCACCTGTCTGCGAGCCAACCCGCCGGAGTTGACAGCGCCGTACCTCTGCACGCTGTGTGGGGACACGGAGCCTTCGCATTTTGCGAAGAAGGGCCGGGCGCGCTGTACCACCTGCATCAACAAGGTGCACAGCGATTGGGCCAAGGTGGAACGGCGCCAACTCAACGCCATCTTCGCTGCGCTGACCGCCTGCGATGAGGGGGTGGGCGGGTGCGGGCTCAAGGACAGTCACGTCGTTGACGGGCTCTGCGCGGTGTGCCGTGAGGAGATGCGGCGGGGCAGGCGCTGGGTCTTCGACAAGGATGATCTGGAGAGGTGGTTGGCTCACGTCGCCAAGCTGGAGCAGTGTGCTCGCGTGGCGGTGGCCGCATGAGGGAATGGGTGCGGCTCTACACGTCGAGCTGGGGGCACCGGAAGATGCTGCCCCTGTCGCTGGAGGCCCACGGGTTGTGGGCTGCCGGGCTGGCCTACGCGGGCAGCCAGGAGCGGGAGGACTTTGTGCCCGAATCCTTCGTCATGCGCGTAACGCGTTACGGGTGTGACAACGAAAACGACCCGGAGAAAAGCAGGCCCGAAGAGCTGGTAAAGACCGGACTATGGGAGCCAGTCGAGGGTGGGTGGCTCATCCACAACCATGAGCTACGCCAGAGTGACGAGGAGGCCCGTAAGGAGGCGAATCGTATTCGGCAGCAGCGCTACCGGGAGGCGCGTAACGCCCCGCGTAACGCCAGTCACAGTGACAGTAACGCTTCCGTAACGCCTGTCACGCGTCTAGAGAAGAGAAGAGTAGAGAAGAGTAGAGAAGATAAGTCACCTAACGGTGACTCTGTGGCGCGCAGGGTGTTCGAGGTCTGGCAAGTGGAGACCAACCACCCTCAGGCGCGGTTGCTTCCCTCGCGGTTCAAGCTCATTGCAGCCCGGATGCGCGAGGGACTCAGCGAGAGCGACCTGACTGACTGTGCGCGCGGGGTGCCGCTCGATCCGTGGCCCGACCGAGTGCTCCACAACAGTTTCGAGATCGTGTTCAGGAGTGCCGCCAACGTGGAGAAGTTCCGCGACTTCTACCGCAATGGCGTGCCCGCGCTCGCACTGGTGCCCAACCGCCACGACGCCATCACTGCCCGTATCGGTGTGTTTGGAGACTTCCCAGCATGACCACAATGGCGCCTCCCGAGAACGTCGTCATGGCCTTCCGCTTCGCTCACTGCCTGTGGCCAGACGACGCCAAGACAGCCAGCCAGGGGACGCTGATCGCTTGGGCTCCGATGCTCTCGCCGTACTCGATCGACGAGTTGTACCACTCGCTAACCACGCTGGCCAAAGCAATGACAAGGATGCCGGCGCTGGCCGTGTGGCTCGACGAGTTGCACGCCGCGCGACGCAAGGACGCACCTCCGCCGCTGTTCCTCCCGGCACCAGCTCGAGGCCAGATCACCGGCCCCGACGATGTGTACCGCGACAAACTCCGCAAGGACGTCCGCCGGTTCCTGCGCCAGCCTGACGGCTCGATCGACCCAGAGCGGCTGGCCGAGATGGATGCATGGGTGGACGAGGTTGGCCCGCACGAGGCTGCGTTCTTGAAGCGCCACGGAATCGACGTTGAGGTGACCCAGCCGGTGAGGAAGGGTGGGGGGATATGAGCGAGCCGTTCCTCGACGACGAAGGGCGCCCGTTGGCATGGGCTGAGTTCTTCGCCAGGACGGAGGCGTGGCTGGATGAGATCTATCCCGTCGATCTCTTCGGCACCGCTGACCGCCTGCTGTGCGCTGACCGCTCCGGTGTGGACATCAGCACCGGGTACGGTCCTGCGGCTGTTCGCGCCCTGCGTGCAGCCGTCGCGCTGGCCCGCAAAGAGGACCCGCTGTGACCGATCTCCAAGCATGGCGAGAGTACGTGCGAGACAGCGAGCGCGCCTACGTGCAGGCGGCCACCCGTCAGGACACGATCCGGGTGATGGAGCGGGGGAGGATCAGCGAGGGCTTCCTCGAGGCGAAGGCCAAGACGGAACTCGCGCGCTCCCTGTGTGAGGCCCGCGGGGTCGCCTTCGCGGCGTTCCTTGATTGGCAGGAACGTGCCGCATGAGCCTGATCTATCAGATTCCAACCGTTGTATTGGCGTGCGTCGTGGGGCTGGCGCTGCTCTGGGCGTTTTACTGGATCTGCGCAGAGTCGCATGGCGCGTGCTTCGTCGTGGTGCCGGTCGTAGGCGGCGTCCTGAGTTTCGTCATCTGGGTCTGCGGCAGAGGGTTCGCGTGGTGGTGAGATGAGCAATCCGAACGGACGGAAGGGCGCCAGCTTCGAGCAGGCAGTCTGCGACCACCTCAAGGCAGACGGCTGGGAGAACTGCGAGAGGAGAGTGAAGAACGGCCGAGCCGATCGCGGCGATGTGACCGGCTTGCCCCAGATCTGCCTGGAGCTGAAGAACACCAAGGAGTTGGATCTAGCCGGAGCGATGACCGAGGCCAAAGTGGAGGCCGGGCATGCCGGGGCAAGGTACTACGCAGCGATTCTGAAGCGAAGAGGGAAGCCGACGTCAGAAAGTTACGCGGTGATGTCGCTCGACCAGTTCAGCCAGATCATGCGGATCTTGGAGGCTGCTGGATGGCTGCGCTAGAGGCCGAGTTCTTCGCTGCTTACCCCGAGAACGCGAGCGAGTTTCGCGCGGATGCGCTTGGGCGGCTTGGTCGCTCGTGCTCGTCGTCGGTTTTCCGCCGCGGACACCGCTTCGAGATGACTTGGGCGCACACAGTTGCGGACACGGCAGAGGTGGTCGATCTCCCAATGGCCCGTGAGTGGTACCCACCCATTGGCGGCACCGAACGCGAACCGCTGCGCCGTCTCATGTCGACTTCCGTTCGGGTTGATGGCATCGGGACTCCAGAACATTCCATAGCCGTCGGAGAGCGGTCCCGTCCACAACCAGCACCCGTCCGCGAGGCTGCGATCACCGACCCGCGACCAAAAGGCTGCCAGGGCATCTGCCGAGTAGTTGACCTCGCACCTCCGAAGGAGATGATTCATTCAGCCCCGAAGCCGAGGGCCTCAACGGTCACGCCGAGACGCTTGGCTAGTTTGGCAGCCATGCGAGGACGAGGCGTATCGCCTGGGTCACTCTCCCAGCGTCGAATGGTCTTCTCGCTAACGCCGAGGAGGAAGGCGAGTTGGGCTTGCGTGAACCCAGCATCCTCGCGCAACTCTTTGACCCGGGTGTTGATGTCCACCTCCCCAGTGTACCACCGGACGTTCGACTTGACAAGGACCGGACGTTGTGTTATGCTTCAAGGAGTGACCCCGCGAGCGGTGAACTCCGGGGTCGTGGCCAATCCCGTATCGGAGGATCGACGTGACTGATTCTAAGCGACCCACCCTGGTTAGGCGTGCCACGCACGTCACTACATTCGCCAGAGGCGCCGGGCGCGAGTGGCAAGCCACCTGCTCTGTGTGTGGGCGCATCGGCCAGCCCCAGGAATACCTGGCCGACGCGGAGGCGGTCGCTACCGACCACCGTGAGCGCCAAGGGTTCAGCGATGGCCGCGCCCGATGAACTGGCCCTTGTTCGCCATCGGACTGGTTCTTGTGTGGGCATCGGGCTGCACGTACGGGCGCATGACATGATCGCCCCGCGCGTTTCCCGCTTCGACCTCGAACTCTGGTCACGCATGGCCAAGCAAGCCGAAGCGGCAGCTCGCACCGAGGATGCACCGACAGCCTTCGGGATCGTCTCGGCGCTCGCGAGCTATCTTGACGCCGCGCTCGAGCCGCCGAAACCTCCGCTCGTTGACCGTTGGCAGCGCGACTATGACGCAAGCCACCCCGACGTCCTCGAGGCCAAGCTGCGCCGGGTCTTCGGCAGATGAGCGAGCGAGCCGATTGGGTAGACGACGCCCGCGAGCCGAATCCCTGGCATGACTGCGAGGAATGTGGTGCGCGGCAGGCTGCGGACATCCTGGATTCCGAGACGGACCGTTGGGTGTGCCGTGACTGCGCGAAGACGGTCCTGCTGTGAGGGACTACGACTCCGTCGACGAGTACCTCTACGCCTTTCGTGGCACGCAACGCTGGGTTGGAGCCGTGATCGCGGTTTTGGTGGTGCTGGCTTGCATCATCCTGGCCGGATCTATCACAGGGACGGGAACATGACTGATTGCCAATGTCCACGATTCGCGGAGAAGAAGAGCAGGCACGAGGCGCTCATCAACCACACCTACGCCTGCCTCGTAAAGCAACGCGGGGCGAACACGCTCCGAGAGCAGTACGGGCCACCCGACAAGGGGGAGAAGGCAGCATGACTACGCACGCAACGAAGGAGGTCGCAAACGCGGTGGGGGGGAACGATGGTGCAGCCGTCTCCTCCCCACCGCCGACTCCCTGGGAGAAGCTCCGTGCGCCGTTCCCAGAGAACAGGATCGGCCACCTTCCACCCACGCCGAAGCGGCCAGTGGAGTTGTCTTACGTCGGCCACGCTGACGTCACCGACAGGTTGCTCTCCGTCGACCCATTCTGGAACTGGAGGCCGCTGGCCTTTCGTGAGGACGGCATGCCACGGTTTGTGGTGGATGAGCACGATCACCCCATCGGGTTGTGGATCGAGTTGACCGTACACATCACAGAGAAGCCCTCGGGGATCTTCGATGGATGGCCCGCCGTCACCCGCCTCGGCTACGGCTCCGTCACCTCAACTGCCTTCGACCCCGAGAAGCAACTCATCGGTGATGCACTCCGCAACGCCGCCATGAGATTCGGCGTGGGCTTGGACTTGTGGCGCAAGGAGGAGCAGCCCGCAGAGAACGCCTCTACGGTCACCGCAGAGGTCAAGCGGGTGTTCAGCCAGCCAGTTGTGCCGGCGGCGGTACAGACGATGACAGCGCCATCTGGTGGCAAAGGCAAGGTGCCGTGTGCGTTGTGCGCTGCCGACGACATGAAGAGCAAGAAGGGATACCCGTCGGTCTTCTGGCCAGACAGTAAGACGTGCGACGGTGGGTGGAAGGATGCCGATGACGGCTGGCACTACGTCAACCATCCGCTGGTGCGTGAGCCGCAGTTGTCCGGTGTCGGTGCAGCGGTGAGTGCAGAGGCAGACCGGGTGCCTATCGAACTTTACGACGACGGCGGCTCGGTGTCGGTCTGATGCCCGGTCCGAGGAACACGCCGGATAGGTTCTGGTCGCACGTCGACCGCAGCGCGGGGGAGGCCGCCTGTTGGCCGTGGACCAGCACGCTGAGCAGCACCGGTTACGGCAAGGTCACATGGCACCAGGTGCAGTACAAGGCCCATCGGATCGCTTGGTTTCTGACTTATGGCGAGATGCCGAGGCAGACCATCGACCATCTCTGTCGCAATCCTCTCTGCTGTAACCCGTCACACATGGAGGATGTCCCCAACGGGGTCAACGTCCTACGCGGACGCGGGCCGTCGGCCCTCAACCTGCTGGTTACCCACTGCCCCAGGGGTCACGCATACGATGAAGCCAACACATCCGTCCGGATATCTGCGCGTGGCCGGGTTTCCCGAAAGTGCCGGGCCTGTGAGGCGGCACGCCAGCGTGAACTAAGGGCGAGAGTGAGGGCTGTAGCATGACTGAGGTGGAAGCACCCGAGAGCATCATCGACCCTGTCCAAGCACGTCACGAAGCCCAGTACCGGATGAGGAAGATCCGCGAGCACGCAGCAGCAATGGACCGTATCCACGCTGACTATCGCGACCAGATCGGCGAGATCGAGCAGTGGTTCTCCCAGGAGTCCGGCAAGCACCAGCGAGAGGTGGAGCGCCTGAAGTTGGAGATGCGCCCGTACATCGACGTGATCACCGCAGCCGATCCGATGCACCGCAAGAGCGTCGAACTGGTGGCCGGGCGGGCGGGGTTCCGAGAGGGGAGGGAGAGGGTGGTGGTGGAGGACTCTGAAGCCTGCATGGCTTGGCTGGAGCGCGAGTACCCAGGGCTGATCCGCGTCAAGACGGAGCCGCATCTGGAGGCCATCAAGGTGGGCATCCTGAACGGCGACATCCTCGCACCCGTCGGCATCCATGTAGAGCGTGGGGAGCGGAGCTTCTTCGTGGAGCCCACAGGGAAGGCGTCGGAATGAACCTCCCCCGCCTCTGCTGGCACAAGTACGCATTCCACCTGTACCTGGCGCCTGACACACGAGAGCAACCGTGGATAGTGCCGGCGTCGTGGGTACTGGAGAGCGTGTGCTTGCGATGTGGGAAGAAGCGCCGATGACCTCCCCCGAGGGCGGCAACGAGTGTCCGTCGTGCTACGGCAAGGGTGGCACCCCGATGATCGCCTGCGGCCCGGGTTTCTCGCGGCTGGACCCGTCACACCCCTGCCGGACATGCGGTGGCACAGGGCGGGTCGACGATGCCCGGCTGGAACAGATCAGGGCCGCGCGTCGGATGCGAGCAGATCGCCTACACAGAGGCTTCACACAGCGGCAGGAGGCCACACGGCTTGGGATGACGCCACAGGAGTACTCGCGGATGGAACACCCATGACCTCCCCCTCCCCCGAGGACGGAAGAAGGGTGAGCGATGAGCAAGCGCGAGGAATGACAGCGTTCCAGTGCGACCACTCCATCACGATGACCGCCAATCTCGCCAAAGATCTCCTCGACGCCCGTGCTGAGATCGCCCGCCTGACCAGCGACGTGTGCATCCACTCGTCGGTGCGCGACGACTGCCTGTCCTGCCAACACGGCGCGCTACTACGGTGCGATGCCGAACTCGCCCACCTGAGGGTAGTGGTGGAGGCGCCGAGGGTGGATCACGGACTGGAGTGCGCTTGTGCCGGCGATGACTGCCTCCTCCGCGCTGCACTTGCCGCCCTCGATGCCCTCAACGAGAAGCCATCGTGAGCCCATCCCTCCCTCGTCGTCTCCCACAGCGTGGGCCAGTAGCGGCATGGGTATGAGGTGGCCGTGGCAGCCCAAGATGGTGCCGAGACGGCGGCTGAACATGGACCCGCGTGGAGGCCCGCTGTACGTCTGGGTTATCCAGCGGGAGGATGAGGGTAATACCACGGGCGACGGTATCCGCAAGGGACTGATGTTTGTCCCATCTGAGAAGGAGACGGAATGAGTGGGGCCGGGTATGTCGGCGTCGATGACGCAGCCGTCCGCACTTGGGCGATGGCTACGGATACCTGGCACGTCAACGGCACAGTCGTTCGCAAGCTCGCCCAAGCCCTCCTCGACGCCCGAGCCGAGAACGCCAAGCTCCTCGCAGTGCTCCGTGAAGCGCGGACGCATTGCCATCACGCAGCGCACTGTGCCATGACGCAGGCAAGCGTTCACAACCGCCTGTTCGATGCCGCCTGTACGTGTGGGTTCAGCGAATGGTGGACGGAGTACCGTGCCGCCCTCTCTACCGGGAAGCCGGAAGAATGAGCGGGCAGGACCGAGCGATGGCATCGGCGAGACTGAGTACCGCCATCAAGCACCTAGGCAACGCCGAGGATCGCATCAACGAGGCCATCTTCTATGCGCTCCCGGAGCCGGGGTTCTCATATGACGGCGAGAAGATCATCGTGGTGCTGGCCCACGCAGTGAGGGAACTCACTGCCCTTCAGAAGACGTTGAAGCCATGACCCCAAGTCTCCCCCGTCGTCTCCCACAGCGTGGGCCAGTAGCCGAGAGGTGGCAACGCCACCAGGACGACAGCCGCTATGCCGTCTTCCTCCGCAGCAAGGGAAAGTGCGAGGTAGGCGACTGCTTCGAGGAGGCGCGGGACTGGCATCACCTCTTCCCGCGCAGGGGAACAAACATCGGGGAGCCATGGGTCAGCTCGCCCGCCATGTGCTTGGCGATGTGTCGGCCGCACCACAACGCCATCCACCGCCACGACGATCCCGACTGGCGCGACCGATTGAGATGGCAGGGATTGGTACGGCTCTGTCAGGAGGAGGCCATCCCCTTGACCATACTCAGAGACTACGACCCCGAGGGAGCCGCTGGAGTCCTCGAGGGTTTGCTGCGTGGGAGAATGGGGGAATGAGCGAGGCTGACGAGGTGCGAGTAGTCATCGAGGCCATGGCAATGATCAACGCCATGGGCGCACTCTCCGAAGAGCGTCGGCAGTGGATTGAGAAGCACCATTGGGACGAGAGGTGCAACGAGTGCGGAAACTGGACTCCACCGCACACGGCAGACTGCTCAGTCCCTCGCCTTATCCAAGTAACTGAACCGCATACGACGCCGTAACCTTCCCCTTCTCTGGATCAATCTATACCTATACGCGGAAGGCTTCCCGGTCAAGGTATAGGTTTACGCCAGCCGGATCTTGTGCTGACTGGTGACGTGGCCTGCCTCTGGGTTGATGAAGTGAAGTCTCTGGGTGGGCGTGGCTGAAGCGGCCATGGTGACCCCTGCATAGCGGTTGTCGCTCTCGGTGCTGCCCGTCCAGTAGATGGCGCCGATCCCGTCCGCCAGCGGCTCCTCTGCGTGTCTGTGATAGTGCCCGACGTAGCAGTCGGTGAAGGCCCAGGGGTAGGCACCGGAGCGCCAGCGGTTGACGTGCTGGATCATCGTGGGCGCGGAGGCGAACCCGGAGCGCCCGACCTCGTCGCCGTGGATGGAGAGCGCCCTGTAGTTGCCGATCTCCACGCGCTGGATGTCCTCAGGACAGTCCCCCCAGGTGAGCCGCGCCTCCTGTGCGAGTGCCATCCGCGCCACCTCGTAGCACATGCGGTCGATGTTGTCGTTGCGGGGGACGGCGTCACGCTTGGAACCCATGCGGCCGTGGTTCCCCCACTCAGCTACGACGGTGACCTGATCGTAGATTCCCAGAGCCCGTCGCACCACGTCCGTGAGCAGTCGCGACACCGTCGTCCACTGGCGAAAGATAGTGGCGTCGACCTCGAATGGCTGGGTCGGAAAGTTCCAGAGGCCCTCCACGACGTCGCCGCCGAAGAGGAGGACGGCGTTGCGGACAGGGTGATCACTGCGCTGGATCTCTGTGATCTGCTGGGCCTTGTCCACGAAGCGGTGGACCCGCTCGATCATTATCTCGCTGTTGTAACTGGTGGTGAGTTTGGCCCCCTGCCAGTCGGTCATGTGCCACAGCGCCACCTCGGCAGCCGAGCGCCGCTTGTCGACACGCGCCGGGCGTGGGGTGGCTATCGCCTTCTCGACGATCCACGAGTCGCGTGTGCCCCGGTAGACCGCCTCAACCAGATCCTCGGTCTTCGACTTCGCCTTGGCCAGTTGTCGGGTGAGCCTCCTGATTGTCTCCTTCTGTTCCTCGGCCTCCGCGAACTCCTCCGGGCTAAGTGGAGGATTGTTCATGGTGGCGTTCGGCGAAGTGCCGGTGGATGCCCGTTGCGCCGAGCCTGACCTCAGGGTGAACCAGTGCGACCCATCGTGTCAGTGAAGCGTAGGTAACCCCTGCCGCCTGAGCTCGCTCTATGTCTTCGCGGAGTGGCGAGCGGCAGAGAAAGCACTTCACCCGAGGCTTCTCCCCTGCGAAGAAATCCTCCGGCGATATTGGCTTGGTCACGGTTTCCCCTTTTTAGGGCGGGTGGCCTCGTACAGCTTCTCCGAGAAGTCAGCAGCCCAGTCGGCCTTCTGTTCGTCGGTCGTGGCTGGGATCGGAGGAGGGCTGCAATACGCGCCCGACGCGTGCCATTTGTGGCATATCGGGCAGAGGGTGTTGATGTTGGCTGGCACGAGGTTAGGGTGCCCGTCCGTCTTCCACGAGCAGGACATGGACTGCCAGTGGCGCGTCTTGCACGCTGGGCAGATCGGCTGCGACGGTTTTCCTCCTGGCCACCGCATTTCACCCGAAGGCCCCGAAGGGATCCGCGGCGGTAGCGGCAGCCCCGAGCAGGGACAGTCCGAAGCTCTCCTCGATGGCTCGCAGCGTCCCGTAGGTACCACCCAGCGTGGCGTTGTGGCCTCCGCCCTTGGCGTTATTGGAGATCACCACCATCGGGATGGCGTTGGTACTGCCAGCGTCACCCTCGTCCATGGAGATCACCACGGTGCTGTTGAAATTTAGGAACCAGGCTGAATTTAGTACCGGGGCTATGTTGGTCTTGAGCCACGCGTCACCCTGAGCAACGCTGCCGTCATGCATGTCGTCAGTGAGGTTCGGCGTGATCCAGACGAAGCTCGGCGCGCTCGGTCCGGTGAGGGCTGCGACCGCGCCACTGGTGCCTGGGTAGGGGACGTCATGGGCAGCGCAGTCGGTCAGTCCACTGCTCGAAGCGAAGGGGTTGTGCTTGAGCACGAAACTCTTGTTGCAGGCTCCTGGCATGGACTCGATCCATGCGGCCCACGGCACATGCGCACCGTCGAGTTGCATCCCGAGGCTGGTCGCGCTGAACGGCCCACAGGTGTCTGACGTGCAGCCCTGGGTGCTCCCCGAGGTGATCGCGTAGTAGTTCGGCTGGCTGGGATGGGTGACCCCGTGCCAGTTCGTGAAGGAGGTATATGCTGCTGCCAGTGAACAGAGGTACGGATCCGCCGAGCAAGTGCCCAGCGTCGCCAGCAGTCCTTTGTTCTCCTCTTGGATGTACATGACGTGAGGAGTGCCTGATCCCAGAGTCGGTGTGGGAGTTGGTGGGACCGTCGGAGACGGGGTGGGAGTTGGTGTCGGTGTACCGCTCTGCGACGGCGACTGTGATGGAGTGGGCGTCGGACAGGGGCTTGACGACGCTGTTGGCGTCGGGGGCACCGTCGGAGTTGGCGTTGCTGTCGGCACCGTCGTCGGACTGGCCGTGGGAGTGGCAGTTGGAGTTGGAGCGACGGTCGGCGGATCCACGAAGTCGTCATCTGGATCATCGGAGCCAACGCTTCCGCTGTCAGGATCGAACGCAGGAGTAGCGGCTGTAAGCCTCGCCGCTGTCAGGCACGAGGTTGCCAACGGTGCAGCGAGAGGCTGCCGTGGCGTCCCACCGCCGCCGATGTTGTTCGGCCCGTTGTTGTCTACGACCGCCAGACTTCTGATGATCGTCTGAACATCGTTCGCCCAGCCTGCCCCTGTGGCTCCGCTCGTGGCCAGAGGGAAGCCCCAGTCACTCTGGAACTGTGCCGCAGTGTTGGCGTCACCCTGTTCTGTGTTCAGTGCGAAGACGCTCTGCGCTGAGTCGTTGGCAACGTAACCGCCGTAGTCTTGGAGGGTCCGACACAGTTCTGCGCCTGCCAAGCCCAATGAGCCGCAGTTGAAAGAGGGAGGGACTGCGAGGAGGGCACCCATCGAAAGCTGGGGGACGGAGCCCCCCGGAGAGTAGGCATAGCTATCCTTCTTTGTTGCAGGCCAGCGGAAGCCAGGACTGGATGGTGTGCAGTCTTGTGGGCAGTCGATGTTGACGCGCAAGGCATGGGGCACTTCAACCTTGCCGGGGGCGATCTCACCGGGGCGAATCAGGCCGCCGAGAGTCGAGAGCTTCGAGCCGCCTGCACCACCAGTCAGCCCGTCTCCGAACAGGGTGCCGTAGGTGGCCACATGGCCCGCGGTGGCGGGACCTCCGGCACTACAGCGAGCGAACGCTCCACCCTCGTCGATTGTCTGCCCATCGCTCTTGATGATCGCGAAGCCGTTGTTGTGGTTCGAGGCCGGCACCACCAGGGCGGCGGGTACTGGATCGTTCGCCAGATTCCCGCTACCTGAGCACGTGTTGCTGTGTTGACCCCCGTTTTGTTGGATAGCCGTGAGCGGGCTGGAGGGATCTTGGATGACGACTGTCTGGTCAGTGGTGACCGCCTTCTGCGTGAGAGGCTTCATCCCGCTGGCCACATAGACGGCGCTGGAGCCGATGGGCTGGTTCCAGATCGACGTCGAGGTGAACGGCTGGGCGAAGGGATCGCGGCTGCCGGCACTCTGTGGAGAGCTGCCAGGGATGCCGGTGTGGACGAACTGCCCCGTGAAGAAGCCGAGCATGCCAGCGATCACCACCGCAGCGATGGACTTCCAACCGACCGTGGTGGTGAAGTTATTGACCACGTTCCCCGGCGTCTTGACGGCGGCGTGGTCCGCTGCTGCCTGGGCGTGATCCGCGGCAGCCTGCGCCATGTCGGCCGCGGCCTGTCCGTAGGGGACGGCAGGGAGGTTGCCGGGATCTGGGGGTGGTGCCGGGAACGTCATTCCTCTGGCCTAGCGAGAACTCTGGCGGCGTAGAGAACCAGCGGGACCAGCACCACCAGCGCGAAGGGAGCCACTCAGACCTTCGGAGGAGTGAGCACCTGCGGGGGAGTCGGCGGGACGGCGGCGGCTGTGGGGGTGACGTTGGCGCGCACCAGGAACCCCAGCGCGATGGTGACGACCGCCATGATCGCGCCGATCTGCTCCGTGCTCAGGTGCAGGCCGAAGGTGACGGCGGCTGCGATGACTGCGGCGACGAGCCCACCGTAGACGGCGGGTTCCTGCGAGGGGTTGAAGTTCACGGGTTCTCCCTAGAGTTGGCGGATAAGGACGAGCACAACGACGACGATCAGCACGATCACGAGGAGTTCGATCATTTAGTCCTGCGCCACCGGGGGGCTCCACTTGTTGTCAGAGGTGGTCATCCACGCCTCGTAGTCCTTGCCATCCGTGGCGCGCCAGAAGAGCACCACTGCGGAGCCGTCCTTGGTTGTGGCCGCGGCGAGGCTGCCTGACGCGATCTTTCCGAGGGTCTGGGTGAGATCCTGGTAGCCACTCCAGGCATTTCCGACGTACCACTTGTGCTGGATGTGACCGGCGGAGTCGACGCGGTAGTACCGCTGGGCTCCCGTGACCGGATCGATCGTGACCGCGTTCATCCCCTCTAGCGTGGCTGGCTTCTCTGGTTGCCCTACGATTGGGTGGGTGGCGATGACCGGAGCCGCGTCGTCGATCTGGACGTAGACGTGGAGCGATGCGGCGAGGTACGCCTGGAACATGCTGGGGGGCAGCAGGCCACCCCACGCCGGGTTCATGCACCAGCCGGGCTGTGGATCGCCCCTGACGATGTGGCTGCGTACGTTGTACTTGGAGAGCGCGTAGACGATCCCCTCCGAGGTGGTGCCGTACTGGCTGGTGCCCGCGTATGCCTCGAGCGTCAGGGTCGGAGCAGTGATTCCCCGATCAAGCAGGGCGCTTCGCATACAGGCGACGGCGCAGTCAGAGCCTGGCCACCGTCCACCGGACGTCATCTGGTTTACGGGTCGCATCGTGGCGGCCCCGACTCGCACGAAATGCGCGGTCGGGCCACCGGGCTGCGGGTATCCCTGGTAGTTGGACCTGAGCAGCAGGATGCAGTCGGTCAAGGACTAGCCGACTGGCGGGGGAACCGCGACGGGGGGAGTGACGATCGCCTGAAGGGCGGCGGTGTTGGCCTCGAGCCCGGTCACGATGCCGTCAACGGTCGCCTGATCGGCTGCGTCGAGGGTGGTGCCGGCGGCTGCGAGGTGCGCCTGTAGGTCCGTGACTGCCTGGGTGTTGGCTGCGACGGCGGTTCCGAGGTCTGCGATGGTGCTCACAAATAGCTCCTTGAGTTCGTCGATGGCGTCGGACAGGGAGTCGCGATCGCTTGGGTGGTTGAAGTGCATTGCTGCAATGGTTCCCCAACACTTCGGTTGCCCTGTCAGGGCCGAAGGTTGTACCAGAAGATCCAGCCCACCACGAGGGCACACACCCCGACGACGATGGCCGCGTCGATCAGGACCGCGATCATTCCCTACTTCCAGAGGTGACCGATCACAGCTGAGGCGACGATGGCGATCAGGGCGAGGATGCCGATCAGGGTCGCGTTGTAGTCGCGCTTGTCGGTCTTACCCTCGGCCTGCTGTGCCCGCTGCCCCTGCTGTTCGTACTGGGTCTTGCGGAGTTCGGCGATGTCCTTTTGGATCGGCTCGAGGGCGGCCGCCAGAGCCACGCGGGCCGCTTCTGCTGTGGTCACAACCTGCACCTGGAGGGTTGCCGCCTGCGCTGCGGCCACCTCCGCCGCTCGTGTGACTGCACCAGTGTCGACCGCCCGGATAGCGTCGATGCGGGCCGTCTCCTTCTCGGAGATGTCTGTGGCGTGACTCGCCCGGAGGTCGGCGATCTTAGCCTCGTACATCTGGGACATCTCGCGCAGATCGTCCTGGCGTCGGTTGGCTGACTGGATGACGGCGAGCACGTTGGCGGTAGGGTCTACCACTGGCATGTTCCGCGCATCCGTGGCCGGGCCACCGCTCGGACTGGCGGCGTCCTCGTAGCCGTTCTTTCTCTTCGTCACTCGCCTAAGGGTGCCGGGGAAGAGGGGTTGCCCTCCCTTATACTGGCTCCTGCACCTTGTTGCCCTAGAGTGCCCGCTGGTACCAGTACCCACCACGGACCGGGTTGAGGATGCTGTGCGCAGTGCCTGAGCCAACCGAGGTGGTGTCCGTGTCGGTGGAGACAGCGCCACCGGAGTTCGTGCTATTGGCCGAACCGGCGGTACCGAGGTAGGCACCCCCTTGCGGAACGGCCGTCCCAGCCGTGAAGGAGTTGGAGATGGTGTGGGCATGGGCGCCCCCGACGTGAGCGTGGCTGTGGTCGTGGGCGGCCAACTCGGCGAGCGTCAGGGCGTGGGTGGTCGCTCCTGCCGTGGCTCCCGCGGCCACCAGTCCCGTACCGGCGGGGAGGTAGTGCATCAAGTCCGGGGTGTTCGCGTTGATGGCGTGGAGGGCTGGGTAGGTGGTGGCGTTGACTGCCGAGCCGTCGCACAGCAACCAGTTCGGGTTAGAGGTCTTCTGAATCGGCGTCCAGATGCAGTCGCCGATGTCCACACCGCCGCCGCTCGATCCTGAACCGCCCGAGAGCGCATAGGCGATGACGAGCATGTCCCCGACGTGGTTGAAGACAACGGTATCCCCAACGCTGGGGCTGTAGCTGGTCGCGTAGCGGACGCCGGGGATCTGAGTCGGATCGCCAGCGACGGTCACGGTGACGGTGTTGAACGGCAGTCCCGGCTGGAGTGAGATGACGACGCCCTGTGACTCGCCGACGGGTTGCGCGATGGGGCTGAGTCCCGTGGCCGGGGAAGCGGTGCTCGTGATCGCGGCGGCCACATCGGCCGGCGTCATGCCGGATGGCTGGGGCACCGAGACGGGAGGGGGTAGCTGGCTCAACTCGGCACCTGACGAGCCACGAAGTCAAGGAGCCCGCCGGGGCCGAAGCCGAGGGTGAAGGAGTCGATCACGTAGAGCTGCGAGGCCAACCCGGCGCGCGCGCGGGTCACAGAAACAACGTCGTCGGGCTGCGTGTCAGGCTTGGGCATCGCCTGTATCTCAACGGATTCGATCGTGCCCAGCGCGAGCAGCAGTTGGGCGTCGGCGTCCGCCTGCGCTTCGTCCTGAGTGGCGTACAGCCCGGACGTCTTGGGTGGGGCGACCTGCTGGCCGTACTTCCCTCCGACCCACGTAGCAGAGAGCGGGTTGGTGTCCTGGGCGACCGCTTGGAACGGCACCGCGATCCCCGGACCCGACCCGACACAAGTGATGTAGTTCGGCGCGTTGGTGCGGCTGACGTGCCGTTTGATGTGGGTGGCGAGGTTGGCACCCTCGACATAGTCCCAACTGACCGCAGCCTGTGTCGGATCGGGGATCGGTAGCATCGTGCAGACGCCAGTGGGGGCGAAGAACAACTCATAGCCAATCGACGTGGCCAGATCGTTGGCCTTCGCGAAGGGGTCATCACCGGGGAGGTACACGATCGGCGTCGTCGGGGTGACAGCGTCCGTGTTGGTGAAGGCGAAGGAGATGACAAGGCCGGTCTGGAGGGAGGCGATGAGCGTCTGAATGGCCACCCCGACGTTCGTTCCGGGCGGGATCGTGTAGGCAGAGGTGAAGCCGGCGTGCTGGCAGGCCACGCTCCGGTCGTTGCCAATCAGGGTGATTACCAAGTCGTTGGCGCCGTCGTCGAAGTCTGCGTCCGTGAGGCCGAAGACTCCGAGTTGAATCAACTCCTGTGTGCCGTCCGGGTAAGTGATGCCGCTGTAGACGACCAGCTCATTGCCGACCGGATAGAGGATGTCGCCGGCTGTCGTGGGCACGATGGCGTCCGCGGTGCCTGCTTTGGGGTCGGTCATCACCAGCGAACAGGTCGTGCGGCTGAGATTGTTTCTGTCGACGGTGACCGTGCTAGACGCTTCAATCGCCAGCGTCGCCAGTTTGGTTTCGCCCGACCAGACCTCCGCGCTTGAGGCGGTCAGCAGCCTGTCCTTGCTCTGGGCGAGCTTATTCAAGGCCGCGATGTAGTTGGCTGAGATCGTGGTCGTGCCGGTACCGGGCATCTAGGGCATGTTCTGGCCACGCCAGGTGACCGTGTGCGCCCGATACATGTCGGGGAGCACGAGGTATGGCTGGTCGGTGGGGATTGCGCTGGTGATGTAGACGTACCACTGGCGACCGTCTGCGGTCTGGAGCAGGATCGTCTTCTGTGAGAGCAATAGGGCCATCAGTGCCGCGTCATCGGAGGCGCTCATGGTGATCAGCGTCGCCCCGCCGTCCTCCAGGCCCATCACGTCCTCGATGATTGAGGCGGCTGCGTTGCCGAGCCCTTGATGCTCCGTCAACTGTCTCGGGTAGTGGGTGGAGAGGCTCCCCTTGAGCACCTTCAGCTTCACCGTACCCAGCGAGCCGGTGACGTCCTTCAGCCAGAACCCCGGCGTCTGGTTACTGACCGGCACAGTGGTGGACCACGCCGAGGGGACTCCAAGCGTGGTGGAGACCATCGCCCGATAGTTACGGATGGCGAGAGGTGGGCCTTCGCGATCGTAGATCGAGACGTAGTTCCCGCCGCCGACCACGATCGAGGTTCCGTTCCGCACGGGCAGCCAGGTCACCCCGTCGTCGTTGTACTGGATCGTGGCGAGCAAGGCAGCGGTGGAGAAGACGGTCAAGGTGGTCTCGGCTGTCACGGGATCGCTGGCAGCACCGAGCGTCGGCGTCGACGGGGGAGTGGTGTTGATCGTGAACGCCGAGAACTGCCACGCCGAGGTCTGCCCTCCGGTCTGGGTGATCTGGACGTAAAAGCGATAGACGGCGTTCGTCAGGACGGCGCTGTCTGCCGAGGCTGTGCTGGTCCCCACCACGCCGCTGTCCCATGTGCTTGGACTGGTACCTGGCGTGAATCCGCCGACGCCGTACTGGGCGGCCGTGTAAACCACAGCTCTGTAAGCCGTCTGGCTGCCACCTGGAGTGGTCGGAGTCCACGCACCGTGAGCCACGGGATCGGTGGTGGCCGTCCCGGTCGGAGCGGTGACGGAGAGCGTCGGCGTGCTCGAGGCAACAAAGGTGAAGTCATTGGCGAACGCACCGAGGCCGTTGCTGTCGGTGGTGGCGATCGACCAGTTGTAAGTGTTGCCGTTCGACCAACCCGTGGGCGTGACCGTGGTGGCCGCAGTGGTGTTGTTGACTGGCGTGGAGGATGACCAGTTGGTCCCGTTCCAGTAGGAATAGGCTCCTGCTCCGATCTTGCGGCGGAGCTGATAGCTGAGCTGGGTCGTGCCGGCTGCGCTCTGGTTGTAGGCCCAGTCGAGCAACACACTGGTCCCCGCGTTCAGGCTTGACCCTGAGTTCGGGGTGAGCAGCGTCGGGCTCGGGGGGGCAGGGACGGTGAACTTGACGGCACCGTTGCCAGCCTGAGTGCCTGTGGCGTAGAGGATGTTGAAGGCTGTCCCGCCAGCCCACGACGATCCACCGCCACCACCACCAGCCGTGAAGCCAGCACCACCTCCGTAGTACCCACCACCACCACCACCGCCAGAGCCGCCAGAGTTACCGCCCTGGAAGGCAGCCGCGCCCGATGCCGGCGAGGTCTCGGTGCCTGCGGAAGACTGCGTCGCGCCGCCGCCCTTGTGGGCGCCCTCGCCAGCCTGACCAGGGTTGCCACCCGCCCCGCCATCGCTGTTGGAGTTGCCATCCGGGCCACCACCACCACCACCGACAACCACAATGTTGCCCGTTCCGGTGCCGCCCTGGCGAACGTCGGACATGCCGCCACCAGCCGGTCCACCCGACGAGGCGTTGCCGCCTCCGTTCCAGCCGGTAGAGCTGCCGCCGACGTTGACGTACAGCGTCTCGCCAGGAGTCGTCGGGATCGTGGCCCTGACGTAGCCGCCCTTGCCAGGATCACCGGCAACTCCGCCAGCGCGCTGTCCCCCAGCTCCCCAGCACTCAATCTGGAGTTGGGTCACTCCACCAGGAACCACAAGTGTCTGCTGGCTTCCGACGTAGGTGTATGTCCAGGAGGTAGCCATCTACCGCCTCCCTGCTCGGAGAGCTGTGACCAGGGTGGCGTTCTCTCGACGGACGACGGCTTGCACGTCCGCGGGGTTGGAGCCGGTGATGTTGAAGTGCTGGACGATGCTCACGGGGCCGCCTCCACCCACCGGGACAGAGCTGCCGCCAGAAGCGCCACTCATCAGGCCGGCGATCTGCGAACCCTGGGGTGGCAAGCCGGGAGCCTTCCCCTTGATGGCATCCTGCATCGCCGTCCACAACCACGGGGTGGCCTTGCCCTTGGGCACGACTGCCTCTGTACCGTGGAGCGTCCACGGCTCGCCAGAGGTGGGGGCGTTGACGATGCCGCCCTCGGCGAGGATGCCGTGGGTCTGGCCGGGCACTTGCGAGGCAGCGTTTCGGGCTGCCTGCGCTGCCAGCATGGCCGCCTGCTCCGCCTTGGTGAGGGCATTCCATGCGCCACTCAGACCAGCGAGGATCAGCGCGGTATTGGCGGCGTCGGCCTGCTGCTGAAGGAAGGCGCTGAGGAGTGACGGGTTCTGGTTGACCAGGGCTTGTATCGCGGCGCCAGCACCGGGTCCGGTGAGGCCCATCGAGGTGGCCAGGGCCGTCATGGTCGTTGTGGCGTTCTGCCCCGCCGGGTCGATCTTGTTGGCCTGTTGTGTCGCCCAGTCGAGGGCCGCCTTGCCAGACAGTCCGATGACGGTCGCCTGATCGGTGTACGACTGGATCAGCGTCTGGTAGTACGGCAGCGCGCCCGTGATGCCCTGCGTCTGCTTGACGAGCGCGCCGCCAGCAGCATCCCAGGCGGTGATCAGGGCCAGTGTGGCGTTGCGCGCGTCGCCGCTCTGCTCTGCCGCCAACTTGACAAGGGCGGCTCGGTGGATGTCCGCCGACGTGGTGGCTACTCCCATCAGCAGGCCGGTCTTTGTCCAAGTGGGCAGCCCTTGATCCTGTTCGCCCTTTAGCGCCTGATAGGTCTGAACTAGGACGGTGTTGCTGGCGCCAGCCTTCTGGAGTTGGACGATCGTGGCTTGAACGACGGGCGTCAGCGACCCGAAGTTACTGGACAGGTCAAAAAGCCCCTTGGATGTTGCCGAAGTCTGCTTGACCACTTCAGCCATCGCGGCATTGACCGAGGCGAAAACCGCCTTCTGTTCGGTGCTGTATTTCGAGCTGGCCGCGCTCGCACCGTAGAGGCTGGAGGTGACGCCGGCAAAGGTGGCGCCCATCTTGACGTTGTTGGCGGCGATGGCGGTTTGCGCGCCATAGATGTTGGACTGCATCGTGGCCAACGCCGGGGCGAAGTTCGCGGTGATCGTCTGACCACTGGCCTGCATCGCCTTTCCCAATCCGACCGTGTCGGTGGAGAGGTTCTTTAGCGCGGTCGACGCCGCCGTAGCATCGAGTGCCTTGAGGTTGTCGTCGATCTGCTTGACGGCCTTTGCGGCTGCATCGCTCGGGGACTGGAAGGCCGCGGTGACCTCAGTCCAGTGGGTGGCCACCAGGACGGCCGCTACTCCGATAGCGGTGATACCGAGCACGAGACCACTGGCGCTCAGACCCATCAGGCTGAACGCACCCTTGCCGCTCGTGGCCATCGCGTCTGTCACTACGGTGACTTCACCCGCCGCCGCCACGGCTGTGGCCGCCTCCGCCTGAGCCGCTGCGCCTGCGGCTGTGAGGCCCAGGACGTAGGTGCCGAGGCTGGTGACCCAGCCCACGATGGTCTGCTCGAGAGAGATGGCCTTGAGGATGGCCATTCGTATGACCACAGCGGCCAGCGCGCCCTCAACGAGCCAGAGGTTGTTGGCGAAGAAGCCAAGCACGGCCACAAGGGGCGGCATCACGACACCGGCAACGTCGCCGATCACCTGGCCAAACTTGCCGATCGCGGGGATGCCGTTGGCGATGAACCAGTCGCTGAATCGCATCAACGCCGGAATGATCACGGTGCTGAAGTAGCCCGCGGCTTGCGAGAGCACGGGGAGCAGAGCCGTCCCGATCTTGATAAGGAAGGCGTCGACCGCAGCCTTGGCCTCGTCAATCTTCTGGTTGAAGTCCCCCTGGATCAGCGTCCAGCCCGCAACGGAGTTGCCGGCCGCCGTGACCTTCTGGTCAATGGTGGCGATGTTGTCCGTGAAGGTCTTCATGCTCGGCCCGGTCAGTTCCACGGCGGCCGTGAAGCCTCGCGTACCGCCTGTCGCCGTCTTCAGGGCTGCGTTGTAGGCAGCGTTCTGGGCGGCGTTGGTCTGGTATTCGGGGAACTGCTTGACCAACGCGTCGGTGATCATCTTCAGCGCGGCGGGAAGGCCACCGGGACCGGCGAGGGTGGCTGCCACATCAGAGGTGTGGAGGCCGAGTGTCTGGATCTCCGCAGAGACGGACTTGGTGATCCCTGGGATCTGAGCCTCACCGACGCCGAGACCGACCATCTCCTTGGCTGCCGCGGCGGTGGGTCCGGCGAGAGCGGCCAGGAGGAACCGCAGCGACTGGGACGCCTTGCTCGCATCTGTTCCCTGCACCGTCATCGTGGCCATTGCCGCGGTGACCTGATCGAGGGGGATGTGGAGTGACGAGGCGATCGGGAGGATCGCGCCCAACGCGCCCGCCAGATCCTGCAGGTGGGTCTTGCCGAGCGAGACAGCGGTGATCAGGGTGTTGGTGACCTGAGCCGCATCACTGGCCGGGAGGTGGTAGGCGTTGAGGGACGTGGTGACGGCATCCGTGACCACAGCGAGGTCCGCGTTGCCGACCTTGGCGCCCTCGGCGGCAACCCTGAGGATGTCGAGTGCGGCGGCGCCGTGATAGCCCGCCGACTCGATCATGTAAATGCCCTTGGCCAGATCGATCGGGGCTTGCCCGACCTGACCCGCCATCGCCAAGATGCCGTCGCTGATCAGCTTGAGGTTCTTGACCGACTCCCCGGCACCCGTGGCCAACTGAGTGATCGACGTCTGGAAGTCAGCGGCCATCTTGACCGCCACCACGCCGATCCCAACGCCAGCGACGGCCACAGCCCCACCGGCAACCAGGGCGGCCTTACCGATGCCACTGAACATGCCTTCGGCCTTGGTCAACGGCCCTTGCAGGCCGCCGGTCAGGGCGGTCTCGAAGCCAGTCGTCTCAGGGCGAACGGCTACCCAAGCTTCACCGATGATGCCGCCGGGAGTGGCCATCAGTCAGTAACCACAGCTTCACCACCCCAGCCGAGCAGCAAGTCGCGCTTCTCGGCCTTGGTGTAGGCGTGTTCGATTCCGGAAGCCTCCTCGAGCAGTTCGTCGAACTCTTCCTCCTGCTCAGAGGCCATGCGCTCTCGAAGAAGCGCCTCGTACACGACTAACCAACGACGGAGAGTGAACCCTTGGGGGTCGATACCGGATCGAGCGAAACGCGCCTCGGCTTGCCCGTAGGCTTCGACCGCGCTACCGGCGAGGGTGAGGCAACGTCCGTAGGGTTTCCGGTTGCCTGCTCGACGATCCACGTCCCCAAGGCGGTCAGGGTGAACAGTTGAACGTCCTTCGCGTCCAGCATCTTGTGAAAGTCCTCACGCTGGCTTTCCTCGAGGGCTCCGGTGACGTAGTCGTCGAAGGCGAAGATCACGTCGTTGCCGCCCTTGGCGATCTGGCGAGCGAACTTCAGGAAGTTGGCAGCGTTGACGTGGGCCACGACCCAGTCCCGACCGCCCAGACGGAAGACGATCGGCTCGTCCGATCGTTCCGCCTCCGCAGCGTCGAAGTCCTTGAACCGTGCCATTACGCGCCGGTCCGAGCGAGGCTACCGAACCAGATCCACGGCAACTTGCCGGCTGGCTTCTCGAGGTTGAAGCTCACAGGGAGCAGCGCCTGGGGGAGGATCTTCTGGCGGGCGGTCGCGGTGGCTCCGGACTGGAAGCAACGGCGCCAGAGGTAACGCTCGTCGCCGGAGACAGATTGCCAACCGATCATGATCCTCGTCTCCGTTCCAGCCAGTGGCGGCTCGAAGGTGACGTAGGTGCCCAGCACGGTGGTCGTTCCACCCGCGTAAGCGATCTGGAGAGCTGCCGCGGTGATCTGCGAGAGGGCGAAGTCCACCTTGCCCGTCTTGGCGGTCACCACGGTGCTGATCGGGTAATACTCCTCGGCCACGTCCACGTCAGCCGCGGTGAGGCCATTGGTGAACGTGGTGCCCTTCTCCGTGTAGCCGAGCGCGATGAAGGCGGGATCCCACGCTCCCGTGAGGGAGACGGGCTCCGCCGTGCCGAGCGGGGCGACGTACAGAGTGCCTGCCCCTACTGAGACGGTGTTCGGGTCTTTACCGACGGCCATGTGATTCTCCTGGGCCGAACGGCCCGTTTACTGCTACTGTTCAGCGCCGTGCATGGCGAACTGAACGTCGACGACATAGCGAGCGGTGTTGGTGGTGGGGTCGGGTAGCCAGCGGCGCTGGTTGAGGTCCGCCCACGTGATCACCGCGCTGCCAACCGTCATCGGTTGGCCTGACGAAATCTGCCGAGCTGCGGTCTGCACCGCGAGAGCTGCGGCGGCTGCGAGGGCTTTAGTCTTGCCCCAACAGTCGAACTGGACGAGGGACAGTTGAAGCCCCAGATCCCCTGCCTGATGGGTCTCACCCACCAGTGAAAGAACGATCCACGAGTCGGCAGGCGTTTTCCCGTACGACTGCGGTGTGCTGAAGAAAACCCGGCCACTCACGGCCGCGTTGATGTGTGTTTCTGCTTTGGCCCACGTCCGGGCGGTGGCCTCAGAGTCGACGAGCGTGAGCGTGGTCACAACTTCACCGACTGCAGGGCCGGACGGAGGAAGGGCGTGCCGCTCTGGAAGCGGGTTCCCATCTCCTGGTAGATGGCGTATTCGACGGGACTGCCGACGAAGCCAACCGGGCCGGTGGCGTCCACACCCATCTGGTGAGTGACTGAGGCACGCAACCGTCCGGTGTCCACCGGGGCGAGGCGCTTGGCCTCGAGCTCCACCGCCAGGGCGAGCTTGAGGATCTCGGCGTCAACGATCCCACCGCTCCCGCGGAGCATGTGGTCGATCTCGATCTGGTTGAGGATCAGGGTCATCCGACGTACCCCGTGACCAGCCTGATCTGGGCGTTGACGTGCTCGAGACCGAATCCGATCCGCTGCATCGGAGAGCCGACCAGCTCGTACACCTGAAGGTCGCGTTCGTCTTGCACCCGGTCGTTGACGCGGAGGTCACAGGGATCGAGGGCGATCGAGAGCGTGTCGAGGGTCTGCACCGAGCCGGCACGGACCTCAGCGAAGGTCGGGCGGCTGATGTGGCCGCGGATGCTCTCGGACTGGTCGACCCAACTCGCAGCCGTGTCCCCGTAGCCGTCCGTGGTGGGATCGGCGTCAGAGCGGAGGATGGTGAACGTGGAGGTGGAGAAGGGCAGCATCTAGTGGCCGATTTCCTTTTTGACGAAGCCCTTGACGGTGGCGAGGATGGCGTCGGTCACGCCTGCCCTCGTGGGCGCGTCGGTGTACTGCACCGAGGTGTCGCCGACCGTGGCCATCCTCACGCCGGCCGCCGCAGGGTCGAACGTCCGCAGTTCCACCTGCGCCAACTCCACGATCGCCTGACGCAGCTTGCGCGGGAGGTTGTCGGGTGTGTAGCCGCCGACATACGTAATTGTGGAAGGTCGCATGGTGGTGTCGAACTCCCCTCCTGCACCTCCGGGCCCGTAGTGGTAGGGCTCGACGAGGACGTCCCAGAGCGGGTTCTGATCGGCCATCAACGACCCGACGACGGTCCCGTCCATGACCACCGCGGTGGTGGGGGAGGTCACTGAGGTGATCGGGGTCGACGTCGGGTAGGCGCGGCCGTCGTAGTGGATGCGGACCTGTTCGGTGCGCGTCATCGACTCCAGTCCGCGCTGGAGGTGCTCCTCGAGGAGCGTCTGGGCCGCCGCCAGGGCGACCACGATCTCCGGTCCCTGCGTGGTGAAGTCGCCGGACAGGGTCTGGTAGGTAGGAGTGTCGACGAGAGCCATCAGCGGTCCTGCTCCGGCTGGTGGGCACGGTTCTCGGGCGACTGGGTGGGCTTGCGGCCTAGGGCCATCTCGCGAGCGCCGGGGAGATCCTGGGCGACCGCGTCGGTCAGGGTGGTGTTCTCGTCGTACATCCGCTCAGGGGTGCTGTGGTCTTCCAACTCCAATACCTCGAAGGCAATCGGGTTTCCCATGGCGTCGTCGTGGCAGTCGGAACGTCCACAGAGGTCGCAGACGGCACCGCCTTGGCCTTGGGCGCTGGCCGAAGTGATCAGGCTCATGACGCCACCAGAGGGCAGCCCGAAGCGGTGGGATCGGGAGTAACGCGGGTGGCGTGACCCACGCTCCGGCTGCCCCTGGAAGGGGAGGCGCTAGTCGGCGGCCTTCTGGGCGGCGAGTTTCGCCGCGTGGCGCGCCTTGTAGACGATGGCGCACGTCCGGCACTGCCGGTGGCCGCGGAAGGTGTTGGTGTTATCTGAGGTGTACGGGTGACCCTGCTTGCAGTGGGTCTTGACGGCGTTACGCTGCCAGCCATTGCCGCGGGCGCGGCGCACGTTCTCTGTGTGGCTGGCAGGTTCGCAGTGCTCTGGCCCTGGCCGAACACATGGCGGGTTGAAGCAGCGGTGGTCGATCTCCAATCCATCGGGGATCGGGCCAACGAGCAACTCATACGCAACGCGGTGGGCGTAGAACGTTCGGGGATTGGGGCGCTTGGACCGGAGACGCCCGTAACCGTTGTGGTCACGGGCGCCCGTCCAAACCCAGCAGGTATCGAACTTCCGGACCTTGGCCCAGAAGCGGTCTTCGTCGATACCTTCCATTGCATGATGATTGTACCCTAAAAATCAGTTAGAGGGTCACATCGCAAAACAAATCCCCGCGGTAGCAGACCAAAGCCAGCCTTTCCTCGATCAGAATGGCAACTTGGTTTCTAACGAAGAAGTCAGAGTGCTGATCGCCCACGCGGACGGTTGCGCTCTCACGGTCGAAGAGTTCGGCGGCCTGCTTGAAGTCACCGAGGAGGCAGTGGCCGGCCTGTTGGCGAGGCGAGCGCACGGACGGAATGCCCCAGATGGTGTCCGGCGGTCCCGTGAAGGGCGAGGCGCCGGTCAGGGTTGCGGCAGATGCAGCCATCGCGGCCCAGTAGTCCGTGGGGTTCCAGATGGCGCCACTGGCGTCACCGTCGTGGTTCTCGATCGCAGACATGCCCTTGGTGAAACTGGCGAGGGCGTTGGCCCCGGCGGAGGCTGTCTGGAGGTTCGGGAAGTGGGTCAGCCCCAGAAGGTTCTGGCCGGTGCCGTCCCCGTTGATGAGCTGGTCTTCCTCGAAGCGGCGGAGCTTGTACTCCAGCCTGTTGTCAATGGCCCCGCGGAGCTGACCGACGTCGGCCAGGGACTCAAGCGTGGCAGGCACCCAGGCGGCGATCTTGCGGACTGCCTGATCCTGGCGGTACCAGTTCATCGCCACTTCGGGCTTCAGCGCGGCTTCAGCCACCATCCCCGCATCGCCGGCACCAGAGACGTAGGTCTCTCCGACGAAGTGGATGATCTCGAACATGGTGTTGGTCTGCGGGAGCAGATCCCTGACGTACAGGCGGTCCCGGCGGATCGCGTTGATGTTCAGGACGTACGGCATAACCGGGAGCATCGAGCCGCCCGATGTGAAGCCGGCGTCGTTGGTTGCGGTCGAGGAGACCGTGGTACGAACGTCAGAGGCGACGTTCCCCTGTGGGAGACGGTTGCCATCGCCGCGCCATGCGCGATACTCGTCGCTCTCGACGAACTGCTGGCCCATCGAGCGGGTCTCGGCGGTGCCGTGGATGGCGGAGTTGGCAGCCTGTGGTCCCTGTCCGACAGGGGCCTCTGGCTGAATCTGGCGCTCGAGGGCTGTAAAGCGGGCGTCGAGGCCACCGACCTCGTCGCGGGCCTGCTTCATCTCCACGCCCCACGTCTCGGAGCGCTTCTCGGCGGGTTGGGAGAGCATCTCCGCCAGACGGCTGGCGCGCTCCATGAGTGCTGATCTGACCCCGACGATCTCGACCTTCGGATCGACTGGGGTATCGGTGTCGGCCATTTGGGGCCTCCAGGGACAAGTCGAACTAACTTGCCTCGGTGGCCTCCGTATCCAGGGAGCCGCCTCGGTGAGGGCGGTCCACTCTCTGCTCCGCTATCCGGGAGCGTCCAGTGGCCTCACTGAGAGGCTACGAAGGTTCGGCGGTTGCCCTCGGTGGCCGATGCGCCCCGTCGCGGGTGTTGTATTCCAGCAGCGGGTCCGGGTCTGGTAGCGCGTACGCGGGGCTGATCAACGAGAGCGACAGATAAGTCTCCGAGCCACACGTCGGGCAGACAACCATCAAGGCACCTCCCGCGAGCCAGTCACCGGTCAGTTCGATGGCGCAGCGGCACCGAAGGCAGTGGATGTGGGTTATCCCGCTCATGGGTGCTCCTCCTCCCACGCCTTGATGGCTTGACGGACTGCCTCTAGCGCGTCCATGTGGTAAGCGAACTCGACAACGCTGCCCTCGTCGCTTATCGCGTCGAAGTCCAGCCACCGCTCATGCGAGCCGATCAAGTCGTACAGTTCGTCGCTCATCGCACCCTCGCCCTCCGTGCTTCCACGCGACACACGGCACCGCAGTATTTCGACGTCAGTCGGAGCCAGCGGTATGGCTTGGAGCACTGGTCGCACTTCCGCCACTTGGGCGGAGCGTGCCCAGTGGTCACCGAACCCACTGCCCGCACTCAGCGCAGATCCGATGCTGTCGCCATGCGGTGACGACGTGGTAGTCGAGACTCTCGTGGTCGTCGGCATGTCCGAGCGGCTTGCTACAACGACGTGGCCGGTTCGGTGAGTACGACTGTGTGAACGTACTCTCGCATCGTGCCAACCCGGGCATGGTGGTCACCGAACCCACGTCGCCGTGACCGAGTTGCCCTTCTTGGAGCGACCGCCAAGGAGCAGGCCGATCCCGCCTGTCAGGACTGCCTTGCCAGCGGTACGACCGATGGCGGTCTTGCGGTCCTTGTCGCCCGTCGCCTGAAGCTGCCAACCTCCGCGCTGCATCTTGACGGCGTCGTTGTTGAAGTCCTTCTCGTTCTTGTAGCTCTTCATCTGAATGGGCACCACGGTCTCCTCCGTTGCCGGGGTGTTGGCCCCTGACGGAGTTAGCGTAGCAGAACTGGCGTCTTAGCGTAGCGTGCGGCTTTCCATGCTTCCCAGACCTGGGGAGCCATCGTGTCCTCGATGGTGTGCCGTGCCGCCACTGTTCGGCCTCGATCTGCCATCTCCAGGCGCATGTCGGCGGATTCGGCGAGGTTGCGGAGGCAGGCGTACCACTGGCGAGGCCGAGAGGCGAGGGAGCCGGCGCCCTGCTGGATGAGTGCCTCGTATTCGGCGACGATCGAGGCGACGAAGGGGACGCCGAGGGCCGCATACTCCAAGCCCTTCAGCCACGACTTCGACTGGTTGAAGGCGCTATCAGCCAATGGCACGATGCCGATGTCCAGTTGTGCGACAAGGTGGGCGTAATCGAGGTTGTCGAGACGGGCTCCTGGAACGTGTTCCTGATCCTCAACGCCGAGGACGTCGAGGGTGGCTCGGTCGCCGATGGCGCGGAACGTTGCCTCGCCCTCGCAGACCCGAGCCACGGCGTCTCCGACCATCTCAAGGTCGTCGGGATGCATCTTCGGCGTGCCAGTCCACCCGATAATCGGCAGGTCCTCGCGCTCAGCGGTGATACCAAGGTACGCCCGTGGCACGCAGTTCCGCACCACCGTCCCGCCGTACTTCGCGGCCAGAGCTGGCGTGCTGACCGTGACCAGGTCGGCCTCGCGGCAGGCTTCGGCGAGGACGGACCAGTTCCGCGAGCTGTTCTTGGGGTGCAACTGCGCCCAGACCGGGTGCCGGGGATGGAGGGCGCTGAAGTCGTCGTCCACGTCCACCACGACGGCGACACCCTGCTCCCGAAGGCTACGGATGACCGTCAGGATATCGGGGCGGAAGACCCGTTGGAAGACTGCCACATCTGCGTCGTAGGTGGCTGCTCCGACGATCCGGTCGCCGTCCGGCGTGTGGTCCCAGAGGGCTGGGATGTGGTCGCTGATGGTGATGTCGGCACCCTGCGCGGCGAGAGCCAGGGCGGCAAAACGCAGCCTATACCAACCACAGCCCGTATTGTCCGAGGGATACACGCGCACCCTCAAGGGAAGTTCAGCCTCGCAAACTCACCCCAAATGGCCGTCGCGGCGGCGTCGTATTTCCGGGCAGCCTCGTTCTCGTCGATGGAGGTACCAACGGACCGGCTTTTGCCTTGATGGTTGACGTAGCTAACCCAGCGAAGCTTCGACTTGCTCCACGAGACGCCCTTGTAGCGCGAACTCTTGCCGGCCTTGCGGCGATTAGAACCTGTGTTGGCTGCGTTTTGACTACGCGTGGCCAATCTCAGGTTGAGGCGGCGGTTGTCGAGGCCGTCACCATTGATGTGGTCGACCGTCATATCCGCTCCAGCCCCGATCACAAGGCGGTGTAGATAGAGGTGGAGTTGGTTGTGCCACGCATGGGCGTATGTGCGACCACCTGTGTCCAGCGGACGCCATTTGAAGCCACGGACCAAGTCAGAGTCGGCCCAATCAATGAGCGCATGGCGCCCATCGCCAAGCGGCAGTTGAAGGCTCGCCATAGCGCAAATTATACACCTTCATGAGAGTGCCACCTTGGCGATATCAGCGGTGAAGCCGTTGGCCAGGTACTCCTCGAACGCCCGCCGGTCCCTGTCCATCAGGGCCGCACTCTCGGCGTAGAGCGGATCGAGTTCAGCCGTGCCGGCAGCAGGGTGCATGTGCTCGATCACCACGTCGGGTAGGTAGCGGTACCCCAACGATCTCCCCCAGCCCAGCCAGACGTTGTCGATGTACTGGTGCTCCAGCGAAGGCGGGCACATGTAGCCGATGGCCCGGACGATGTTCGACGTCAGGAAGCAGGCGGTGGGGAGCGCCTCGTGCTGGATGAGATCTTCGCCGTAGGCAATGCCGGTGCCGAGTTCCTTGAGGGCGGCGCAGATGCGACGATCCCAGCCCACCGTCCGCGGGACGTGGTCATCGCCCATGGAGCCGAGGTAGCGGTATCGGTCCGCGTGCTTCATCGCGATCTCGTTCGTCCAGCCCACCAAGCCCTGACGCGGACCTGCGGTGAGGAAGTTCAGATCCATCACTGCGTACTGGGAGAGGAAGGGGTCGTCGTTGTCAACGCAGACGATCAGGTCTGCTGTCGCCTCAGTGTCCACCCACGCCTTGAGCAGCCGCCTGATGTTCTGTGGCCTGCCCCGCGACGGGACGATCACCAGGAGGTCCTTCATCGGGTGGCCAGCACCACGCACTGCCAGGGGTAGGCCGTGCCAGGGATCGACCACTCGCCGAGGTCAGGGTCAATGATCGGGCGAGCGATCACGTCGAGGAACCCGGCATCCCGCACGAACCGCTCGACGAGGCTCTCACAGCAGGCCCACTGGTGGAAGTCCCCAGCCCACCGCTTGGAGCCGTAGATGACCCACTCGATCTCGTTCTCGGGCGTGTCTTGACAGATGCGGGTGAAGTCGGGGCCGACCACGCAGAGCTTGCCACCCGGGACCAGCACGCGATGGACTTCGGCGAGAGCGGCAGGGATGTCTTGCAGCGGGACGTGCTCGAGGACGTGGCCGCAGTAGACGGCTGTGGCGGAGGCGGCGGCGAAGGGCAGCGCCAGGATGGAGCCGATCACGTCGGGGTGGACCGTTGGCTCGGTGTCGAGATTCGTCCATCCCTCACGGTAGAACGGGCCGCAACCGACGTTGATCTTCACCACGCCAACCCGCTGAGGTTGCCGCCCCAGTGGTTCCAGATCCACGTCCGCTCGGGGAGGTGGACGAACTTCGCGCCGGCATCGAGCAGGCGCAGCCACAGACCCCAGTCCTCACACGTCGGGTTTGGCCATGCGTCTGTGCCGGGCTCTGGAAAGCCGCCGACGGCAAGAACGGCCTCCGTCCGCACCAGGACGGTGACGGGGATGTAGTTGGCTAGGCGAACGGCTTCGGCATCGAAGGGCACGCCCTCCCGGCCTAGTGGATCACTGCCGCCCTGGACGTCGAACCACGGGTACACGAGGTCCGCGTGACAGTTCTCGGCAGTGGAGAGCAGCCGCTCGATGTGGAGCGGTCGCCAGAGATCGTCGTCGTCGAGAAAGGCTGTCCACTCGCAGTCCACAGCCTCGAGGGCTCGGTTGCGGGTGGCTGGCGCTCCAAGGTGCTCGTGGTCGATCGCCACGCTGATCTGATCGACAGGCCGGGTCTGGTTGGCCACGGAGGCCAAAGCCTCGACGAGCCTGTCGGCTCTCGGCGGGATCGAGGGAATGACCGCCGCGACCGTGGTCACGCGATGTCGGCGAGCAACCTTCGGGCGTCTGCTTCGTCGATGGCGTCGTGTTCTGCCTCGGTCTTGCCCGACGCCGGCAGTTTGGCCCCGCACTGGTCGCAGAACTTGGCGTCAGGCTCGTTCATCTTCCCGCAGGACGGACACTTGACCGTCTCGCCAGGCTTGGCGGAGTAGGGGGCGCGGCCGTCTGAGGTGATCTCGCCGTCCCGCTTCGCAGCTCGAGGCATCATGCCCGAGTGGGCGTGAGTACCACTGATGTCCCCAACGTGGGAGTGACTGATCGATCCGTCGCCTGACTGCTTGGCGTGGGAGTGCATGGAGCGCAGATCCGGCGAATCCACCGCCCTGCCGACGATGGTCAGCGCCTGCTCGAGGGTGAGTTCGCCGGCTTCGAGGGAGCGGGCGATACCGAGGAACTCGGTCGGCATGACCCCACGACTGCCCACCAGCTTCACGCCAGGGACGGCGCCACGCAGGACGATGCTGTTCTCGTCGAGGTCCGCCTCGTGATAGTCACGAACGCCCTCAAGACCATCACCTGCGGCAGGTTCGTCCTTGCCGTGGGAGAAGCCGAACGAGGCGTCCGTGACTGTTCCGGAGTGGTACTGAGCCCATGCCTGACGGGCGCGAGGGACGGCCTCGAAGTCGTCGAGCTGGTAGAGGGTGCGGAGCGACTTATCCGAGTCCGTGTAGTCCACGAGCGAGCCAATCGGCTCCTTCCAGTCATGCGCCCAGCAGAGCGGCGGCTTGCGGAGCTCCAGCGAGCGCGTCCACACACCAGGGCGGAACCGGGTGTTGTAGTCGTCCACCACGTTGTAGACGGTCGACTCGATCTCGAGCTGGTGCTTGGAGGTGTCGGTCACCTTGACCCGACTGGATGGGACGGAGCGGTATTCCACTTCAGACGGC